CTGCTTGTTATAGATAGAATTATTAATGCTGGTAAAATTATTTCTACTAAGTTTTCTACTCGTGAAGAAATTATACGTGGCTTACAAAACGTAAAGAAAGTAATACAAACTGTTGTCGGGCAAGGGGGTAAAGTATTTGTTCATGGCACTGCATCAGCTTTTGAAAAGGCAACTGGTGAAAGCGGCGCAAGAGCTATACATGTGCAGAACGGTAACGAGGTGCATCTTTTTTTACCTGCATTAAAAGCAAACACTCCTTACCATGAAGCGTTTCACGCTGCCGCTATGCAGATCGATGAGCAGGAAGGAAAGGGTACATCTTTGCGTAAGCTTGCTCGCCAGTTTGCTTTAGCATTACCTAACGCTCAAAGATATTTAGCGTTTATTAGTCAGTATCTTAACGTAGAGCAAAAAGCTTTAGCAGAACTTGCTGTAACAGATGGCTTAGCTAGGAAGTTATTGGCTCAGATAGTAGCAGAAAATCCACAAGCTGCTGAGGAGCTTGTTATGGAAATACTCGCTGACATCACTAACGGTGACTTGTCAGCAGAGTATAAGCAGGGACTTATAACGTCGTTAAAAAATTATGTAGGCAAACTGTTTGGTACAGAGTTTAAAAACCCTACGTTAAAAAATATAGTTGAAGCTATTAAATCTGTTACTACTGCTATGAGTGAAGGTGTTTCCGTAGAGGGGATGCAGGAGCTTGCCGAAGCTACTGAAGGTCTTAAAGAGTTACCTACAGTAACTACTAAAGATGATGAGGGAACAGTAGTTGAAGAGTTGCAAGAAGAGCAAGCTCCAAACCCAGCTATGGCTAGCGAGGTAGAGGCTTTGACAGAATCTCAGTCCGATAACAATACAGCAGAGGAGGGTAAGAATGCGCAGAAAATAGTAGAAGCTGTAGCTGATATGCTTACAGAAAATAGTTTTACTTTAGTTATGGAGGGTAAGGGTAAAAACAAAAAGCTTGTCCTTAAAAAATCTAAGCAAGTAAACCTGTTTAAGATGAAGAAGGATGAGATCATACAGATCTTACAGGATAGCGGTATGAAGAAAGAGGATGCAGAGAAGACTTACAAGAATGCTGTTCAGTTTGCTAGCGGTAGAAGGGCTGCAAGAAAAGAGTCAGCGAAGATAGCTGCACAAGCTAACCGTAGAGAAAGTAAACTTTCGACAGAAGCTAAAAATTTACGTAAGCAACTTCAAGAACTTAAGGATAAATCAAAAAACTTACAGGACTTTTTTAAGAAAGCACAAGCTCTTATTAAAGAGCGCATGAAGAACAGGAAGACTTCTAATAAGTTTAATGCTACGCAGCTTAAAAAGTTCTTTGCCATTGCTGGACAAATGGCACGAACTTCAGCAAAAAGAATGTCAGAAAACGAGCTTGATGTAATAGACTCATACCTCGATAAGATAGCTGAAATATTTGACAAGCAAGATGCAAATAAAGCTATGGAAGATCACTTGAATCTTGTTAAGAGCATTCGTGCGTTACAGAAAACTCTACTCAGGAAGTCTCGACAGAAAGACTTTGGGGCATACCGAGCTCTTGCAAGGATAGCGGGTATGATAAACGCATCGCTTATACCTGTAGACCAGATGAATCAATTCTCCGAGTTTATTACGGATGTAAATAACAGTATGAAGAGGGCTAGGTTTAGCAAGGATTCTGAGGGCAACCTTGTTGTAACAGAATCTAATCTTAAAGAAGTAAAGTCTTTACTTGCTCTGGTTACAAACTTCAAGGCTATAGAAGAGGTAGAAAGAGATGCAAATTTTAGGTTGAGAGCAAAGAAGGCTGTCATCGAAGCAAAGAAAAAAGGGAAAACGACTACGTTTGAGGAGGAGTACAAAAAGCTACTAGGAAAATATGAAAGAAGTAGGCTTAGCCCTACACGTAAAAAGATTATAGACACAGCTAAAGAACTAGGGCTCGATGCGGATAACGTACAGGATCTAGAGCAAATACTCGATGAGATAGCTAAGGATAGTGCTGAGCTTGCCGAGGATAAGAAAGAACTAATTCTATCTGACGCTATTATTCCAAGGGTTATAGCTAACCTTGAGGAGCTTTTGCAAGACAAGTCGTTTAGGACTATACTAGGTTTGTTTAGCACAGAAAATGTCTCTATCCCAGAGCTTAAAGCTCGACTTATGCAGTTGGATATGAGGCACCTAGCAGCTTTGGAGTATAAGATTAATGACTACTTAGTAAACTCTTCTGTTGTAGGGTTAGGGTACCTAGCTGCTATAGTAAGAGGTAAGATATCTTTAGCTAGCGATATAAAGTCGCTAGTAAATAAAGGCGTAAGATCTAAGGATAGGTCTTTCGGTAGCTTTGCGGATAACGTACCGTCATTTATACGTAACGTATTCAAAGTAAGCAACTTTACTGTAGCTAAGATTATGGTAGCTATAGGTTTGCAGGATGTAATGTCTAGCGTAAACCTCCACGAGCAAGCGCATATGGAAAGGGTGCAAGCTCTACAGAATAAGATCGATGAGATACAAGAAAAGGGTGGGGAGGTAACTTCAGACTTGTCTAACGCTGTAGCACAAATATTTTCTATGTCTAGACAAAAACCAGAGGCTCTAACAGACGCCGAATGGTTTATGAATCTACGTGATGCTATGGATGCTACCATACAGGAGTACGAAGTAGAGCAGTCGGATATATATACCCCAGCAACCATACAAGAATATAAAGATGCTCGTGAGTTTTTGTTTGGAGCAACTAATAACTTGCAGGAGTTAATAGATAAAGTAACAAATGAAAGGACAGACATCGTAGAGATTGTAGACTTCTTATCTCAAATGCATGAGGTTATGCGCCCACGCTTCGAGTTGTTTACAGAAAGGTACTTAGGTAAAACCCTTGATGTAATACAAAACTACACTCCTTTTAAGGTTAGAAAGAAAGGGTCTGACGGAAAGGTAGACTCTGTTATGGAGATACGTAAACAACTTATCAGCGCATTAAGTAGCGCAGGAAGCAGTAACTATACTAAGACTCCTGGCTCTACGATTGAAAGGGAAGCAAGGGCTGTTGGTAGTGAATCTATTCTAGGCCTTAACTTTTTGAAAGTAAATGAAAGCACGCTAAGGCAAAACTCTTTTATTATGCAAACGTTAGAAGACGTGCTTGCTATGAAGTATGCTTTTGAAACTGAAGCTATGCAAGGGCTTATGCCAAAGAGTGTTAAGGCTAAGATGTCGGAGATGATAGATAACTACCTTATAGCTGACGCTACAAATGTGCCATTTATTTTTCAAAAGCATATAAATATTGGTGGGAAAAAAGTTCGTAATCCATTTGAAATGTTTAGGGTTGCAGCTGTTATAAATGCTTTCGGTGGTGTGTTTATTCAGTTTATAAAGCAGTCTACTGTTATGATATCTGCTTTTGCAAATACTAAAAACTTGCAATCAAAAGCGTATCTCATAAGAACTTTTGGGGAGATGCTGGCTTTAACTTTTGTAGGAAGGGACAAGAACGGAGAGCTTAAAATACTTAGCGATCCTAAAGTCAAAATTAATGACGGAAGGTATGAGCTGTTGCGCCATACCACGTTATTTTTAAGAGATTACAAAGCGGGCAACATAGATCCGTTTTCTGGTAGGGTGGAGTTTGATAAGAGTAGATTCGATAAAGTTCGTGAGTGGCTGCAAGACAAGTCTATGTGGACGCTAACAACAACAGATAAGGTTGCGGCTATAAGTTCTTTTTATGCTTTTTACGCAGACTTTCTTTTGTCTGAGGGTATAGTAAGTGATATCTCAGAAATAAATTGGGAACAAGAGGCTGTTAACCCAAACATGGAGGCTATAGCGTATGCAGAAAATATAGTTAGTAAGGACCAAAATGTTTCTAGCTCTAGACTTGCAGCAAACGTGTACAAAAACAAGAGTGCGTTTATAAAGTTCTTAGTGCAAACAATGCTTCCCTTCCAAAGTTTTGCTATAAACACAAAAAGATCTATCACTGGTGACGTAGGCCGTATTTTAGATCCTTCCGATACACAAGCTAGAAAGGATGGGATAAGAGGGTTGGTAGGAACGACAGCTTCTTTGTTTGTCTTTGCTTACATGTCCAGGCTTATGACAACGGTAATATCTGAGTTTGTTAAAGGGTTTGGAGATGATGATGACGAATCTAACTTAGATGAAATACTTACTAACGCTAAAACAATTAGAGAGTCAGCTGTACAAACCGCACTTGATGCGTTACCACTCCCATCAACACCCGCTATTGACAACAAAGTAAAAGATTTCTTTAATTATTACCTATTCTTTAACGCTTCGGACTACGATGCTCCAGGACTTGAAGACGAGGATGCGTTTGAATTGTTTAAGCAGTACGGTGATGCCGCAACTACTTACAGCACAGGCGTTACGGACAAGAAAGGACCTATAAAAAATTCTTTACTTACAGCACTATCTGTTCTTGGTCCTGGAGGTAAGTTTGTGATGGACTTAGAAAAGATGCTTGAGCCTACCCTCAACGGCGGTGCTTCGTACACTACTGGATCAGGGCGTGAAAGATTTATTAGACCAGAAGATCAAGCAGACTTTATGTTGAGCAACACATTAAGAACGTTGTTGGCTTTTTCTAACTTAGCTGGAGTAGGGGTAAAAGAACTTGACTACGTAGCAAAAGCATTAGACGACATGCCTAAAGACAGAGCGCTTTCTTCAGAAGAACAGCTTGCTGCATACGAAGTTATATTACAATTAGTAGAGGGTGACGAAGCTTTCCAACAAACAATGCAAGGAGCAGAGGGCGTAGGGGCAGAAAGGTTGCTTAGCATATTAAAAAAACAAGCGCAAGACGACCCAGTTACGCTTGGTAGAGGACTTAGTGCGGCGAAGTTTAATACAGCGCTAAAGGGTGCTGTCGGAGACAAGCTTACAGAGCAGCTGTTTCCTCAAGAGTACAAGAAGTATTCTGCCGAGGTGCGTAGAATAGCTAAGCGTCCTGCAAAAGAAATAGCTGCTGTAATTAGAGGTAAAGAAGGGGAGATGTCGCCAGAGAGCTTTGAAAGGTATAATAATTTCTTACTATATTACATTGCTGTAAACTCTGAAGCAACGCTTAACAATGTACTCATAGAGCTAAACATAAACACAGTAGAATGAAAAAAATAAAAGACACTAAGCTAGGAAGCTGGTTAAAAGATAAAGCCCCTCAGATTCTTGATGTGGTAGGAGACTTACTACCTGATAGCGGTGGCTTAGGTGTAGTAAAAAACTTAATAGATAAGGATCCAAAGGTTGACTCAGCAGATGCTCAAGCTAAGATTGATGCTGAGGTACGTTTCCAAGAGAATGTAACTGAGCGTTGGAAAGCTGATATGGGTAGCGACGTGAAGTTAGCTAAGCTTATCCGCCCCGTTACTCTGATATGCTTAATGGCTATGTTTATGCTTACTATGTTTATAGATAGCATGGACAACATAGCATTTAATGTAAAGGATTCTTATGTATCTCTGTTAGAGTTGCTTATGCTTACTGCATTTGGTGCATACTTTGCGGGAAGAACTATCGAGAAGAAAAATAAATAATGTACACTTATAATATAGAAGTCCTCAGAGTTATAGACGGGGACACAATAGATGCTAGCATAGACTTAGGCTTTGATGTTAAGATCAAAAAGCGTATTAGATTCATGGGTATCAACACCCCTGAATCTAGAACTCGTGATTTAGAAGAAAAGAAAAAAGGGTTAGCCGCCAAAGCAAGAGTGGCTGAGCTACTGGACATGGCTGAAGAGGTGTTGCTCACGTCGCATGGTGTAGGTAAGTTTGGTAGATGTCTAGGGGAGCTTCAGTTAAGTGACCCTAAGTCATTTACGATGACTAATTTAAACAAGCAGCTTATTGAAGAAGGCCACGCTGTCGAGTACCACGGGGGTAAAAGATAAAGATTACTTCAGGATAATTGAGTACCCGAAGTCTTCTACCTCCACCTCACAGCTCTGACTGTTTATAGTTATTGTGCTTTCCCAGTATTTCATTTCTTTATTATTGTAGTTAAGCTTAAAGGGATCTGAAAGAATCGTTCCCCTTCCTTAACATATTTATTTTTTACCTCTACTGTAGTAAGGTGCTTTACTTTTTCACTCCAGAAAGTTACTGCATGAGTTAGTTCCTTGTTCCAAATATAAAACAGAGTTAGTTTATTAAAGAATTTTTTCTTACGTTCTGGCAACTGCACTGTGTCATAAGGAAACTTAGCACCAGACCACACAGCTTTTACCTCACACTCTACACAGAACGGTTCTGAAAGGTGTACCCCCCACTCATCTGGTTTTGATGCTATAAGGTCTTGAGCGTACTGATCATGATGATCAACAGTGTTGTAACCTCTTTCTTTTTTTAAGTGCTCTTTTGTGGCTGCCCTTGCTAGGTCGTCATATTTCTTATATAACTGCTTACTAAACTCCTTGCGTACAGGGCTTTTCATACTAAAGCTTTACTTTGTTGTCGTGATATTCTTCACATGCAGACTTTATACCATCGATTTCTGCAAGCACTCCTTTTTTGTACTCTAAAACCAGATCTACAACAGCCTCCCAATTTTGCACAGGCTCTCCATTGTCTTTGTGTAAGTCTTCATAAAGTCTTGTTGTGATTTCGTGTAGTTCGTCGCAACTTCCAAAGTACAATTCACTCAGTTCCTTTGAGTTCATTTTGAATAATTTTAATTGTTTCGTCCACTTGTTTTCTGTTCTTAGGGATGAACAACATATAGTCATCCATCTGATTATCAATTAGATACCTCAGAAAAAGTTTCCATCGCAAAGGAAAAGTGTGTTGTGAATGAACATATCCTTTTGTCTCGATAATAAACTTGTGATGATGTGAAACAAAGTCAGGCGTATACTTAATACCTTGGACAACTTTATTTGTATTGTCCCTCATAACATCTCTTCCCTTAGTCATCTTGAAGTAAACGCTATTGTATCTAAAACTATCCATCAGATAAAAAACCTCTGTTTCGTAACCAAACTTTAGTTTAGTATCACGAAGCCTATCGTAACAGTAGGCCTCTAATGCGCTCTTAAGCTGGTCACCACCTCGTTTATGACCCTTAGCTTTAGCTTTGTTTTTAACTTTCTTTCCCACGCATGGGAATATAAGTAAATATATAAGCTATACACAATCAATTTCCAACTGTTTATCAACATCTTTTACTCCAATATGTTCATACAGTTTTTCAAACGGACCCATCATGCTAAAGCTAGCTTGGTTAGAATTGAAGTTGAAGAGGAACGGATCGTCAATAGCTGTGGGTTCTCCGCCTGTCTCCTGCTCCCTAACTTTCCTTACATGAAACTCAATTTTACGCCTTCTCTCAATATCAGGGTGATGTATTTTTCTATGAATAGTTATAAAGCAATCAGCTCTATTAACCCACTTGCCTCCATGCTCTGTGTCTGGCGCACTAGGCGCTACAGTCTGGCCATCATCTCCTTTTAATCTTTGAGCAGACGTTACAGAGTGGGCGTTTACCCATACGGCTATGTTTAATCTATTACTAAACGTGAGAAATTCGCCAGCTGCTTCGTAGTGATACTCGTGCGTTGATATTCCTTTATTAGAAGGCATAGATATTTTAAGCGAATTATATGGATCAATAAGTAATCCGTCTACACGTTTGTATCTCTGTATTTTTTCCGCATATAGTAGTAGCTCTGTATAGTTTAATATTTTAGTGTTGTCTATTATAATAAAATGTTTTGACACCCACTTCATCATATATTTAATATCACCCTCAGACATTTCTTCTAAAGACATACCCGTAGCAAACTGCATGAGTTTTATCTTAATGTTTGCTGTTTTATTTTCTGAAGAATATATAATCCAAACCCAATCATGGTTAATTGCTGCAGCTACCATTAAGTAAAGCATAAAGGTAGTTTTACCAACAGAACTATGACCAGAGATCATAACAAATTCTTTCTTAAAAACAAAATTATTATCAAGAAGTATGTTGCCTGTAGTAAAGCCTTGTTCTATTTCTCCGTTTTTGTACTTAAGAATCCAGTCTAGATCTTTTACATCAGAACTCATAAAGGACATGTCGCCGTCAGAAAGTAACATTTCTCTTTTGATTTCCTCCTCAGCATCTATAGTTTCTGATATAGGGGCTTTCTTCCCTTGTTTTATACCGTCTTTTATAGTATGTCTTGCTTGAGAGATGTCATCCACATCTCTCAGCTGTATTTCCCTTTCAAGTACCCTTATCGCTTCACCCTCTTCCACCCTACCAACAGATATATATCCGCCCATAAGGATAGAAGCTTTAAGGAGAACGTTATGTTTTTCACCATCAGTGGCCTTCCTTATCATCCTAGCCGCTAAGTGCAGCTTGGTGTAATCCGTGGTAATTTCTTTAATTTCAGCTATCTGTGGTTGCCTATTATCAAAGACCATCTTTCCAAATACCTCAGTCTCTTTTTTAATTACAGCTGTAGGGTCGTAGCTTTCAAAACAGGCACGACTTTCGTTTATCCCAGTGCTATCAACTTCCAAGTTGTACTTATCGTCAAAGTATTCCTCTAACGCACGGAAATGATTCCTGTGGTTCTCAGGGTTTGTTATCCTTACGATAGCCTTTAAGCCATCTCCAGACGGACTAACCCAACACGCCTTAACAAAAGGGTCAGAAGCAAGTATGCTTTTGCTTTTCTCTACATCAATATGATCAAAGTCTAAAACCACATACCCACTATGCTTTATTAAAGCATTGTCTTTTCTATCTGAAAACTTGCCGCTAAATAAAACGACAGGCAGCTTAGATTTTAAAGACTTATCGCCACCTCGTATTTTCCCTACAGCAGTTTTTTGTTTACCAGACTTGATTCTTTCCAAGCACTGTTCAAGGCTTATATAATTAGGTTTTGATTTACTATATAAATCACGATATATTGTTAGCATGTTCTAGCTCAGTCTTTTTTTTAATATCCATAGCTGTTTTGTAGCACATCCTGTATAAAGGGGACAGCTTTATATTTTGTTCATGCTTATCAAAGACATGATACATAGTAGTCCTATCCATACCCCATATCTCAGCGAGTATTCTTGGGTGGCAAAAAGGCTTGAATGCGTTTATAAAGGCATACCTTAAAAACACATACTCTAACTTTCTTGTTTTGATTTCCTGGTGCATATCCTTTGGGAGGGCTAAGCTTACATACTCATCTTTCAAAGAGTTGAGAACCTCGTACCTATAACCTAAGTGCTTTGGCTTTCTTTCTTTACTTAATTTCCTGATCATCTCTAGCTATCATTAAAAGTATTAAGTATCCAGCAAGATCCATAACAGTATCTTCTGTTTCGTCGTTAACCCCTTTGTTTTCTATTCTCTTAAGCTTATCGTCAATGCGTATTTTAATTGACTCCATTGATGAAAGCCTAGAAAATATGTTTGCAGGCACGAGGGCGCTGTTGCCATAGTTTCTATTCTTCGTTATCAATAAATCCTGCAATAACTTAAGCTTTGATTTTATTTTAGTTTCTACGCTCATATGTAAGATGTTTCATAGTAAGTTGAAGCCTTTAACCCACTGTCTAAATGCTCACGTATTTTTTCTACAGCAGTATCAAATTTCATCTTGCCTTGTTTTAGTGTTTGATCAGAAGCATAATAAAGGGCAACAGAATATGGTTCTGTTTTCTCTTGAGCTACCCACCTGAAATCTTTTATCCCTAACACCTCTGTATATATATACGCTTGTATGTCGTATGAAAAGTCTCGGATACTCCACTTAAACTTACTTAGCTTTTGTGTAGTCTTAGAGTCTGTTATATATCCATCGCCTAGTATATCTAAAAAGCCACGCACAGGTACGTCACCTATAAAGTCATTGAACTCATACTGAGCATCGCCTTGTAAAGCTATCTCATGAACCCCTGTTTCTTTAAGGCGTGTTATCATCTGCTCAGCTTTGAACATATCCTCTTGACTAACAAGAGTTTTGTCTGCATTCTGTGTTAGCTGGGAAATTTCTGCCTTCCATTCTTTGTATGCCTTAGTATTTCTAGGTGCTTTACCACCAATTTCTTTGCACATCTTAGCGTCGTCTGCGACAACGAACTGACCGTCAAACGAGTCAGGAGTTAGAAGCAGACAGTCATATAGTTTCCCGAAAGAAAGGGCGGGCGAGTTAAATTTAATCTCATCACGCATTTTCATCTCAAACAAACTCATGTCCTGCAATGCGCACTTAATAGATGAGTAAGAAAGATAGCCTTTGCCGTACCTTTCTGATAGTTTTAGCGCTAAATCCATTACGCTACCACTTCTGCTAGACTACCTAAAGCTTTAAGCTTTTTAAGTTCGTCTTTTGTAAATTCAGATTCATACTTCTCTAGTATAAGCTTTACCGCAGGAGCTTTGTCTTTAGAGTTGTTGATATGCTCTAAACTTTTTGCGTACAAATCTTTTACCGCTGTTTTTACCGCTGTTTTTACAGGAGCTTTTTTCTTAGCAGGTGTTCCAGCGCCTGCGTTAGTTGCGTCACTGTCTTTTGTATCGTCAATACAGAACAGACCATTGAGTGCGTACTTCCTAGCATAACTAGATGAAGCACCTGTTACCTGGCTACCGTCCATCCCTTTCTTGCTTTCCTCTTCTCTTGCGAAAGCTGTGGTCTGCACTTCCGCACTACCATCCGTAAGTCTTGCTGTAGCTTTGACATACACTCTATCACCTACCATTACCATCTCATCAGACAGCGTAAGGATAAGCCCATGTTTTGTGAGCAAAGGCTTAACTGATTCTAAAATATCTTCGGCTGATCTATATTTGTATTTGCCAAAGTTGTTCATCTGCCCTTTCGGAGCTTTAAGGTTGCCTTGAATAAGGCTTAGTTTATCTACCATAGTTTATTAAATTAATTATTTATTTTATTTGTCCCCTGCGCAGGAGTCGAACCTACATCAATGTGAAACCAATCAAACAAAAGCTCTACCATTGAGCTAGCAGGAGTAATGCGGCACGAAGCCGCAAAAATTAGAAGGGTAAGTCAGCTGCTTCAGCTGTTTTAGTAGTTGCCTCTTCTTGTTTTTCAGCAACAACAATGTTGCCGTCAGTCCAGATAACTCTAGCATTACCTACGTAATTCCTTTCAGATTTTGAATCTCGTTCCTCTTTCGATTGCGAGTCAAACATACTGCAGTTATCTCCATACTGGCCAGTCTCATCGTTTACCGACACGGTAAAGTCATAATACGTAGCTCCGTTTTTACCTTTGATAAGTTTATCTTTAGGTAGTTTGCTCAAGTTAATTGAGCCTTTGATTAATGATCCCATATTTTATAATTTAAAGGGTTTGAATTAAAAGTTTATATTGTTTTCTAAATTTTGGTTGATGATCCATTGATTGATCAGACTCCATCCAGTGCAAGAACAAAGGATCTCTATGGACGCCAAGCGTTTCCGATACAGCACTATAACTCATGTCTTTATGCTTAGCTAAGTAAGCTATAGCAAGCAGTAATGCTTGATGACCTGTTACACCTGTAATTTTTGTTACTTCTTCTACTGTCATATTATTCTATGTAAAATATTCCTTCTCCTAAACTTTGATTTGTTACCGCATCGTGTATTTCAAAGTGATAATCACCACTTTCATACACATCTAAGTATAAATAAGGTTTGTTATTACAAAGTCTTATCTGAGGATCGTCCGACACCACGCCATTTTGTATTACTACCCATTTAGTTTCAGGCATGGGCTGTTCAAACGGCCACCACTCTTGTCTAGGGTTTTCATCTTCAAACATTTGCGAACCACAGCCCCAGGGTATATACTCTAAAGAAAAACTATTTATTATAGTTTGGCTATAACACACGGCGCTCAGCAACACAGCTGTTGTTAAGCATAATGTTTTTATTATTTGTTGGAAATTATTCATAGCTTTTTTTTGCAGGTGTTTCTGATAATGATACTCGTCATCAAAGTGTTCCCACTCGTCAACCACGTCGTACGTAATGTGACGTGCGTTATCTTCTATATCTTTAATAAATAGTTCTTTCATCTTACCCATAGCGTTGACAAATATATATGTTACAAACTGTAATTGCAACTATTGTTAGTAAATTATTTCTTAAATTTTTATAAATGTGGTGGATTTTTTTTTTAGTTTCTTAGTAACCTCAACTCTTTGTTTTAATTTTCTAGCGGCTGCGTTAGCTTCTTTTTGTATTACCTCCATGGTAGCCTCAAAGGCGTACGTGGTAGCTTTCTGGTTGATTTTATCTACGATCTCATACACATCATCGCTGTGTGCTAGTAAGTTCCGCATCTCTTTAACCCCTAATAATCTTTTCATTTATATATCGTCTTTGTCTGCATTCATATCATTCCAATACCCTCCTGCGCAATTCTTAGAACAGAACTGACCTTCTTTTTCTACTTCGTATGCACCACAATAGTCGCATAAGTGTTTAATTTCATTCATAGTGCGTTAGATATGCATACGATTGCAATAAACACAGCGTAGCTGAAGAATAAAGTCATAGCTATGCCATAAGCGAATTGCTTAAATGCGTTACTGGTTGCCTTTCTTTCAGCTAAGGCTAACTGATTCTTAGATTTTTTCATGATTCGTTATCTCTATATGTTTCCTTTAGGTCAGTAATTCTATCCTGATACTCTTTGTATATCTTTACTTGCTCCTCATTACCCTCGCCATCTCGTAGCATATCCGCTAGTTGGTCAAGCCATTCAGCCTCTGCTTTGTGCGTGAGTGCCGTATATCTAGCCGTAAGCAACTGCTTTGCTAGTTGTTCTCGTGTAAGGTCTAGGCCTACGATGTTGTCTATTAAGTTTTGTCTTATTTTCATAGTTCCTTTGCTTTTACGGTTAGCATATCAGTATTCATCTGTTCAAGTTCTTTCTCGCCTATCTGGTCCCATATCTCATCGTAGATATCTTCTTCTTCTTCAAGCACATCATTGTACGTTGTTATTCTTTCAACGTCTGATGCGGTTAGGTTATCGGGTACTTCTACCTCGATTGTAGTGGTGTATGTACGCACCACTTCTATTTCAAATGTTTTCATGTTGGTTTATTTAAGTACGAGTATAATAAAGGCTCATTCGTAGGGGCTTCATCGTTGTATGCTTTAATAAATTCTACTACTGCTTGGTATGTAGATGATAGCTTATCCTTTGCTATAAAACTTTGAGTCTCACTTATCATCTCTCCGTACTCAGCTTTACCGCCTTGTATAGTGAACACATATCCTAAACTTTCTACCTTCTGTACTACGGGCATTAGCCAATCCCATGAGGTGTGATACTTGTATTCACTCTCCTTGTATATGGACATTCCAGTGCTTCTCAAGTCCATAAATTCTGCTATTAGTTTATTGTCTTTCATCGCTATATATATTTGCTATGTTATTAAATAGTCCTTCGTACTCATCGTACTTCTCGTTATAGAAGTCTTGTGCCTCTCCTTGTAACACCCAGTCTCCATTTTCAGCTAACTTACTTGTTTGCTCCTTAAATTCAGCCTCAGTTAGCTGCGTTACAATCTCATCTATTAACTCCATGAATCGTGAGTTGTCTATGTATATTTTATTTTTCATGTTCGTTTATTGTTTTAATTACTATATCACACATACCATCCATAGCTTCTGTGTGTTGTGCTTGAGTGCCTAATGTAATGGCATCAAAGTATGTAAGTAGGTTCTCTTGCATCTGTTCCTTTAAGCCTTGCTTTACTATATTCGGATATGCTCTGTCTTGTACCTTGTATATTTCTCGTTTCATGATATGTATGAATTATAGGCATATTGCATAGATTCGATTAACCCTCTGCCGTTAGCAGTATGAAAACCATAGCTGTGTGTATGTAATTCTGGTATGGGCGCATTGGTTAATAGCAACTCCATTAGAGCATAGCTATCGTGTCCAACCTCTTCTGCTATCTTGTTTATAGCTGATGCGAGAGCCTCGCAGTTGTGTCGTGGTGTACTATCTAGGTCTGTCCTAATGTACATCTCTACTTGTTCTTTTGTCATAATGTTATTGGTTTTGGTTATCGTATTTCAATTAGTTTTATATTCCAAGTTCAATTTGTACTCTTCTTCTACTTCACCGCTATCCATATACTCCAGTAAGTATTCATGTAATCCCCACTCAGAATCGGTTTTGAATAGCTTAGCGTCAGTATATCCGCCTCTCACATCAGCACCTCCGTGTATCTGAAGGAGTAGGTAGGTATCCCCGTCTTGATCTTCTAACCATACGCCCTGTAGCACTTGTGATAGGTCGCTATCTCCGTTGTAAGTATTAAACTCCCGTTTCTTTTCAAAGTCTAGTCTTTCTAAAAAGTCAGCACCCTTTTGACATACACCCCAACCGATATCTCCTTCCCAATCTTTGCAGTCGGTGTTGAGTTTATTAAACTGCTTGCACACTCGATCAATTTCTAACTGGCCTAAGTAGTGAAAGATTGATACAGTACGTTCATATTCGTCATGTACTTTACCTTCGTTGTCAGTCCATTCAGATTTCTCGATAATCTGCTCATCTTCGTCGTCGAAGTCCTCGATAGTCTTGACTTGGTTGCGTTGCCACATTCTACCGTCAGTACCTCCACTATCTAGGAAGTGAGTACCTGTGTTCTCCATAAGCATAGAGTACACTAGCTTTTGAGTCTTTGTGAATTTTTTCATAGCGTTAATGATTTGAAATATGTTTTTATGGGGGGCGTTGCACCCCCTGA